GGCTTGTAGTTGTCGGCCACGGGATCGATATAGTGCGCGATCACGAGGTTGTACTTCTCACCGATACCGGCCGATGCGAACATCCAATCGCCCTCGATGTTGTCGTGCGTAAGCTCGACATCGGTGCTCGCCGTCAGGTCCTCGTTCCTGATCCGCAGATGGAACTTACCGCCCTGCCAGGGCAGCGTGCCGCGGCAGCTAGAGAGCAGGTCGGATAGGTTGTCGCCCGGTAGTTGGCTGGTATCAACGAACCCATTACAGCGGAACCGCTTTTCCGTACCGCCCGGTATAGTCACCAACTCATCGCAGTAGTCGGCGGCGGTTTCACAGTCGGACTCGTCAAAGAAGCTTTCGGCAAAGCCGGGACCGTACTTGTCCGAGAGCAGGTAATCGCGGATGCACATGGCGGGGTTATCGCCGCCGTTGTCCGGGTGCGCCCAGCGCGAAAGCGTGATACCCGCTGACGGCCCTTCGTCCGCGAGGTCGTCAGTAGCTACTAGTGTGAGCGTGAGTGCGGCCACCGTGGCTATCGTGTAATGCCCGTCGTTGCCGACGCTACCGGCGACCTCGACTCTATCGCCGGCCACCCAACCGTCAGTCTCGAAGCTACCGCTCGCCCTGACGATGGTATCGGCGCTCGGCGTGTTCTCGTTGAACGTGATATTGACACCGCTGACCCTGCTGCGCGTGTCCTCCACGAAGTTGCCCTTGACGATGCAAGTAGCGTGCGGCGGGCCGCCGGCAAACTGGACCTGCTCACCGTCCAGCTTATTGCGTAGCCGGAGCACGATGGCCGCAATGCCCTTGCATGTATCGGTCGTATCGCTCCAGCTAGAGAACGCATCGGCCAGCGACCGGGCGGTAGTACCCTCTATGGGCACGTCCAGATCGCCCACGTTCTGCGTCTCTGTACCCAACGCCACGGCCCAACCGACCGTTGACGCCTTGAACGGCGCTACCGTTGCGCCGTCCGGGTTGAAGCTGAAATTGATGGCGTGTCTATTGTCGAGGTAGACCTTGTAGAACCCGGCGATACCCAGCCCATCCCTCGAGCCGTGGCATACCGTGAACGGCATGTAGAGCTGTGCGCTGTCGTGAAGGTACTCGCTATCGGGGTCGTCCTCGTAGATGGCGAGGTCGTTGAGGATTGTCCCCACTTTGGCGGTGCCGTATACAACGGGATGCGGCGAGCCGGGCATCCGCGTACTATGCAATTCCATATCCGGCAGCCGGCCGTCCCGTCCTTCGGCGGCCAGCAGGCCGGTGAGCAGCCCGCCCGCCCAGAGCAGCGCCGAGGTCAGGCCAGCCGATACGAACGACGCAGCTATAAACAGCCCGGCGCTGACGATCTTGAGCAGCGACTTGAAGAAGCCCATCAGCGGCGCGTCCTCTCGAACTGCCGGCGCCTGCTAGTTATGCTGCGTATCGCACGCCAGATGCCCCAATTCACTTGCCTGTCGGTCGTGGAACTGATATGCGAGAAGAACGTGTCGGTACTGAAATACCGCTGGTGGCTGGCCAGATCGGCGCGTATGCCGCGGACTTGCTCGAATTTGGCCAACGGCGAGACGAACCGCGTGGATACCTCGCAATAGCTGCGGTCGTGGCTGTACTTCTCCTCGATCTGCCATGCGTCGTTCATGTACCCGATAAAGAGCACCACGGGATCGGCAACGATCTCGCCGGCAGCATCGAAGTGGCAGCGGTAGATTGTGGCCAGCCGACCGATATAGCCTTCTGATAGCAGCGTATCGATCACCGTGGTCGATACGCCGTCTATCTTCATGCCCACGCCCTGGGCAGCGAAGTCCGATGTCTCCTGTATCACGTCGAACTGTAGCAGCCCGCCCAACGCGGTGTAGGTATTGCCGTCCCATAGGAGGTCCTGTGCGGCGTCGGTGAACCGGACCGTACCGCCCGAGAACGCCAGTACAACGAGGTGCGCGGCCTCCGAGGCGTGCGCGGCTACCGCCGTCTGCATCCCGGCCGTGAGCGTGCGCGTCATTCCAGAGTCTCCACGAACCGGACGGTCAGCGTGCCCCAATCGGCGCTATCACCGCTCGTATCGGGCCAATCGGGCGGTTCCGCTATGATCGCCCTGACCGCAACTCCGGTAGTCGTTACCGCTGCATCGTCGGCCGGGCTGCCGCCCGTATAGATGGGCGGACTGATCGGGATCGTCGCTTCGCCCGCAGCCTCGGTCACGTCGGCTGTAACGTCGTAGACGCAGTTGATCCCGGCGAACGAGATGATGTCGCCGGCCAATAGCCAATCGGCGCCCGGTGTGCCGGCGATACCGTCTACGTCTATAGTGCTACCCGTCTGGTTCGCGCCCTTGACCAGCGGTGTGCCCTCCGCACTGCCGTTCGGTGTCAGATAGTCGCGGTGTACGATGTCGAAGCTGGTGCCGGCCCGCCATGTAGCGCGCACGTAGGCCAGGAACGCCTTGGCATCCTCGTCGCTCACCTTGAGCATATACGTTTCCGTCCAGGTACGGCCGCGCTGGGTCGTGGCCCTGACGTTGACTTTGCCCGACTGTGCGCGTGCGATCTGCGGGCCTGGCACATCGAAATCGGTATTGCTTATCGGGACGACGGTGCGCGGCCAGGCAGCCATTACATCAACCTCCTGCGGAACGCCTGCGATTGGTCGGCCGCCTTGACTACCTGGCGTGCAACGTGCCCGCCGTAGCGGTCGAAGAACTCGGCCACGCTCTGCGCGTCGATAGCCGAGACGTTGAACGTGACGCTGGTGTAGAGGTTGCCGGCGCTTTCGCGTGCCGGTATGACCCGCTCGCCGCCATGCACAACTGCGAGCTGCGGCTTACCTATCGGGCCGGGTACGGTGCCGCCCTCCTGAAAGCCGAGTCCCTTGAAGAATTTGCCCGCGCCGCCGCCCGTCTCAGCGAGTATAGACGCCAACGCGCCAGCCACGGCGAAGATGGTATCGACGGTTTTGTTGCCCGTCTGCGTGAGAAACTGCATCGCGTCGGCAATGCCATAGACTACGGGCGTTGCGGCCGCAAGTCGTTCGGCATACTTCCGTTGCGCCTCTTCCATGTCACGTTGCGCTTGCGCCGCCGCTTCGGTCTGTGCAACGATCTCCGCGCCTCTTCTGACACCGCGGCCGATTCCTATAGCTGGTCTTTCTTCCTCGAACGCTAAACGCGCTACGGTCGGCGCTGGAATCGCTGGGATTGCCTCGGGGCGGGTTGGGATACCCGGAGCTCGCGGCAATTGACCGATATACTGTTCACGCAGGAGCCTCAGTTGCTCGATATGTTCTTCAGCGGGAAAGGCTCGGCGGATGTACTCGACATCCTGACGCAATTCAGACGGGATCTCATATCGGGCCAGGCCCCGCGGGATGCCACGTTCGCTAACCGAGATAAGCTTACTCAAGCCGGCGATCATTTCTCGCGGGGCTGGACCGGCCATTGCATCTGCTGCGGCCTGTGCCCACCCGGCAATCTTCGACCACCAGTATTCGAGGGTTTCGCTCCGGTCGATCGCTACGGCCAGCGCATCCTTGAGATTTCCAAGGGATGTCTCCATTCGTGATGCGGCATCGCCTGCCGAGTCTATATCAGCGGAGACGCCGGTAGCGAACCTCCTGGCCGCTTCCAATAGCTGATCGAACATCTGGCGCGACCGGCTACCGCGCATGATGAGCGTATCAAAGCTCTCACCACCGGCATCGGACATCACCTTCATCAGCCGGATGTATTCGGCCACTTCCTGCTGTGATAATTGTAGGCCGCGGGAGAGCAGATTGATGGACGCCTCCATCAACTGGATATCGGTGATCTCCCCACCCGTAGCGCGCCGGAGGGCTTCTATATTGATGCCGAGTGTCTTGAAGGCGCGGGCGGCATCGCTGATATGGTCGCCGGTCTTGGCCATCACCATAAGCTGCTGGTTCAGCTTCCTGACGCCGACGATAACAGCCGAGACGGCGGCAGTGGCGAGCGCCATCTTCGCGGCCATACTACTGAACCCTGCCGCGCCCTGCTTGGTCTTTGCGTCCGTCTTATCGAGCGAACGGTTCAGGCCGTCAAGTTTGGTCTTAGCTTGTTGCGTCAGAAAATCGACGCCGAAGGCGAGTCTATCTGGCATCGGCCCTCGCTTTAGCTTCTAGGCGCGCTCGTTCGTGCTCACGCGCCTCACGCTTGAAGAATGCCGACCAGAGCATTTGTTCTGAGTGCGGCATGGTGGCGATCTCGGCAAGCGTCTTGCCTAGCTCTCGGGCGAGACTGAGTTGGAAGAGTCGAAAGGGCTTTCCTCCAGCTCCTTCTCGGCGGCTTCCACGGTTGCGGGTTCGCCCCAGATGAAGTCAATGATCCGGTTAACGACCTCCGTGCTCGCCTCGCGCTTGAGTATCGGAATGTCCACGAACCGGAACAGCGGCTCGCCGCTCTCGCGTCGCGCCTTGAGCACAAGCAGCAATAGCGTCTTATCGGCCGTACTCTCCGGCTTGCGCCGCTCTAACTCCTCCAGGTCCTCGAACGTGACCGGACTGACGTAGACCTCGACATCCCATTCGGGCACGTAGAGCTTACGGCGCTGCTCCTTGTGTAGAGCCCGGATCGTGTCGATGATCGAGCCCTCTTCCTTGCCCTTCTTAATACCGCCCATCCATTACCATCCTGTCATTACGGTGTCACCCGAAATGCGGAAGTTGAATGTGATCTCGGTCATCGCATCGCCCTCGGGTGACGTGATCGCGGCACCCGTCAGGATTGCGTTCTGTGCGAGGTAATGCGTGCTCTCGACGTACAGGTCCAGGTCGTCAGCCGCATGTGTCGCCAGTGAGGCGGCGTCTAGGAAGTCAACCAGGATCTTCTGCCCGTCAGCGTCGGCGTAATCGAATACCGCAACGATTGTCGCCGTGCCGTAAGAAGCCGTCCCGATCTCGACCGTCGCAACCTCATCGCCCTTCACTGCCCAATCGAAGGTGTTGACGGTCGGCCATTCCATCGACCAGCTCTTGATATTGTCGATTCCGAGATCATTCCAGGTGGCGCTACCGCCCTGTCCTTTATAAGCTGCCATGATCGATTACCCCCATGTAACAACCGTATCGCTAGTGACACGGAAATTGAACGTGACCTCGGTCATGGCGTCGCCTTCGGGGCTGGTGATTGCGGCGCCCGTCAGAATCGCATTCTGCGTGAAGTACTTGCCCGTCGCAGCCGTCAAGACCAATGCGCCCTCAGCGTGCGTAGCTAGAGATACCGCATCAAGCAGATCCACTAAGTCTTGTTGCCCGGTCACGTAATCGAACACCGCAACCAGTGTGGCGGTGCCGTATGCGGCCGTGCCGATCTCGACCGTACCGATCTCGTCGCCCTTAACGGCCCAATCGAACGTGTTGACCGTGGGCAGTTCGATGGACCAGCTCTTGAGGTTGGCAATGGGGACTGCGATATAGGTCGCGGAGCCGCCCATCCCTTTGTATCCAGCCATTGTTCTACTCTCCTAAGATCGTGAAAGGCGCCGAGATAATGGCACCGCGCCACTTCGGCTCCGTCGTGAACGTCGGCCCGCTGGGCGCCGAAAACCAGATATCGCCCATCGTCTGTCTATTGACCGCGCTACGCATGGTATCCACAAGCGCCAATAGCGCGCCGTCGCCCGAGTCCTTGGGCACGAATATCGTCAACTGCAAGATCCCGACTATCGTATTACCGCCCGCCGCGCCCTTCGTCTCTACGAACCCATCGCCCCAGAGCCAATCTACCCTCAGCCATTTCGCGTTATCGGGCGGTCTGAACGGTCTATCCGGCCATGCGATAGTCGCGTTCTGTGCCCATGCCGTTTGAACAGCCGTCTGCACGGCTATCACCGAGGTAGCAAGCGCGCTAGCCACGTTTCCCGCTCTTACGTCTGGCCTGTGACGCCTTCACAGCGCCGCCCTGTTCCGCGGCCTTCTTCTTGGCGCCGGGGCCTAAGTAGCACTTGCCCTTATCGCCCCATTTATAGCCCTTCTTACCGCCGCGCTGACATGGCTTGACCGGCATCAGTTCTCCTCGCGTTCGGCCTGCTTGGCCAGGAACGGCAACTCCGCGGCCGTGACCCTCAGCATACCGTGCGGCGCCTGCTGCGAATGCCCGTACTCTAGCTTCTCGATGTAGGCCGCGTCATTGAACGTGCTGATCGTCTGGCCCAGCGTAACGCCGCGGTCGTGTACTGCCGGCGCACTGGCGCCGCGCTCTAGCGACGGCGGCCGCGTCCTGCCGGTGTTCGTGCGCTGCCATCTACTACGCGCAAACCCCGTATCTATGGGCGTGCGTGCGCGCACCTTGACCTCGAACTTGGTTATCGTGCGGTCGATCATGCGCTCGAGCTTCTGGCGCATGAGCAGTTTAGCGCGGTCCACTTTCATGCCGCACCCCGGATCTGCATCTCGTAGGTGACCAGCATATCGCGGCCCATGATCCCGACCACGCGCACCACGTCATATATAGCGGTATCGACCAGCACCTTATCCTTTGGCGTCGGTACGAACCCGAGATCGGCAGCCGCTACGATCAATTTGCGGTCGCCCAACAGCACATAATCATTGAGTTCCCGCGACGTGTACT